TGCGTGACAATTTCAGCAAGCACTTGCCTCGGCAGTTCGATTTGGTAGGTTGTGAGGCGCTTTCCCCGAGGGGAAACGCTATCCTTGAGAATTTTGCAGCGATTCATTCCAGGTTCTCCTTGTCGAGGGCGCGACGCAGTTTGATGAGCGCCCGCGTGTGAAGGGTTTGTATCCGAGGAACGCTGAGGCCGACCTCCTTGGCGATCTCCCGATCGGTCAAACCGTCCCGGTACGCCATCGCTAATATAGCCGATTCTCGCTTCGGCAGCAGTTTTTTCACCCGCTCGAACAGGTCCGTCACTTCGGTATCGTGCGTCACGAAACTGTTGAGGCGAATTTCATCTTCGTCTCGAAAACTGCCCCGGACGATCCTACAACAGGCGGCGGCTTTTCGCAGACTCGCCGCGCTCATGACCCGCGATGTGCCATCAACGACTCGTTTGGGAGGTTTGACCACCTTCGAGGCACGGTACTCCTGTTGCATTGCGTGGAGAATTTGAAAACTGCACCAGTGCGAGAATTCCGACTTCTCGGGAGACCACGAACCTGCCGCCTTTACCAGAGCCAGCGCGACAGCCTGGTCCATATCATCCGGTTCCTGCTCGCCGAGCCTGGGGACACGCTTGCGGAACCTCATCGAATGGAAGTGTCCCACCGGAAGGTTTTTCTCCGCGAAGTCTCGCTGTTCATCGGTTAGTCGCACCTGTCGTCCTCCGCTCGTTCAGTTGACTCCCGCTCAGAGTATACAAGCGGACTATATTGTTGTCAAGCCTCGGGGTCAAACATTTGACCCCGCGCGAAAAACCGGACGCCGGAAACCTCTTGCCGTCGTCCTAGCGGTACGGTACACTGCGACTGGAGGGCTTAGATGGCAGGCGAGATGGTCTCGGAAGGATGGGCAGATCGGGTTGTCGGATCGATCCGTCGTACCGTGCTGCGCCGTGGCCGTGGCATGACCGACCTGGAATACGCCCTTACCTCCGAGGTGGCCGACCTGCGTCTGGAACTGTCTCGTGCGATGGCCGACCTCGCCGAGTCGAAAACCCACAACGCGGTCCTCGAGAGCAGCCTTCGGGTCGCCAATATGGAAGTGCTGAAACTCGCCGAGGTCGTCGAACGCGACCGCCGCCGCGTCGAAGCCGAAACAGCCGGATACGCCCGGAAGATCGCCGATTCCCAGAACCCCTCGTGAGGATTCCCCTGTGAAAAAGAAGTTCTGGATCTCCCAGGCAATTACCGTTGCGTTCACTGTCTGCGTGCTAGTCCTGATGTTCAGCGCAACGTCCGCTCAGGTTCCCAAGGCAAAAGACCCCGTGGTCCGCCCCCGCCCGGTGGCCGATCCAAAAACCGCAGTCGTCGCCGACAAGCGTGACATTCCCGGCGAAGGCGTCTTGTATGTCTGGAGTCGCCCTACCCAAGGACTACAGACGCTGCTCGTTCTCAAGGTGATCGACGGCGAAACTTTCGAGGCTGCGTACCTCGTTCCCGTTCGGGTCCGCCTCAAGGGCGTGGTCGGCAAGGAGAGGGCATCCACCGATCTGCTCGACAAACTGATCGGTGGCCGACTCGTCAACACTGAACTTCTGGGTATCGACGACAAGGGCGTCCAACTCGCGGATGTCCACTTCGGCGCTGTCCAGAAGGACGCCGCACTGCCGCATGGGTGGATCTCCGACTGGCTCAAGAAGAAGTGACGGGAGGGCGGATTGAAACTCCAGCGGTTTCATCAAATGCTCGAGGACGGCGAAACGTCCGATGGCACGACTTACACCTTCTGGTGTCCAGGTTGTTCTTTGATTCACACGTTCAACACGAACAGACCTGATGGTCGTCACCCGTGCTGGGTATTCGACGGTAACATGGAACACCCGACATTCTCGCCGCCGCTTCGCATTCGGGGTCGGTTAAACCACAAGGGGCGGTATCCCGAATCGGGTGCCAACGACATGTGTCACTCATTCGTCGTCGCTGGTAAGATTCAGTTCTTCGGCGACTGCACTCACAAACTAGCTGGACAAACGGTTGACCTTCCCGAGATTCCCAAGGACCAGGAGTGGTAAAACCATGAAGAGTGTCCTCGAGGAATCGCTGAAGGGAGCGCGGCAGCGGTCGTCGCAGATGCTGACTCGCGCCTCCGACAATGGTGGCCGTCGCCCGGTTGCCTCGATGCCCGCTCTTCTCGGTAATCCCAACAACCTGATGTCGATGCCCGGCAATCAGACCGCCGGTCACACTGCCGTTCAAGTCCAACACTTCAAGGGCTGGGTTCACGCAGCCGTTCGACCGACCGCTTACCGCATTGCGGGGCAGTCGATCCGCATTGCCAAGGTTCCCAAAACCAAGAGCAAGCCGAAGAAGGGCCAACTCTACCAGAAGGCATTGCTCCCCAACTCGATGAAGCACTTCGAGCAAGGATTCGGTGCCGAGGTCGTTTCCAGCCACCCGCTGCTCGACGCGCTGAACTCACCCAACCAGGTGATGGTCAAGTGGGCGCTCATGTACGTCACGGTGGTGTCGCTTCAGATCACCGGCAAGGCGTTTTGGTGGATAAAGAAGCGAACGCCGACCGAGGACGACGACCGAGAGTACGAGGTGTGGCCGATCCCGTCTGCATGGATGACTCCCGTTCACTCCGACGACAAACTCTTCATCGAGTGGATGGTAACGACGCCCCACATCGGGGCTATCGAACGCATCGCCGGTGACGAAATCGTCTACTTCCACTACCCCGACTTCACCGACCCGCTCGGCAGTTTCTCCCCGATGCAGGCCATCGATAAGGCTATCGTCACCGACGAGTGCATCCAGGAAGCTCAACGCAAAGGATTCGCCAACGGCATTCACCCCGGTTGGCTGCTCAAGGTTGGCCGGTTGCCCGATGTGGCAACCGGCGGATTGGGTCAGCGCCCCGTTCTGAATGACATCCAGCGGGCGCAACTGATCCACACGATCAAAGCTCATTACCGGGGAGTCGCGCGCCACGACGAACCCATGATTATCGATGGGTTGATCGAGGACGCCGTTCGCGCTACCAACTCGAACGCCGAGATGGCTTACGGCGAATCCGGCAAGATCACCAAGGAGCGAATCTCGCAAGGACTCGGCGTTTCGCCAGTCATTATGGGCCAGCTGGAAGGCGCGAATCGAGCAAGCTCGCTCGTTGCCGACGAACATTTCACGAACGGCACCGTCAACCCGATCATCGCGCTGTTGTCCGAATCGCTGACCGCGTGGCTCGGTCCAAAATTCGCCAAGAAGGGCGAACGCTTGCTCATCTTCATCGAACCAGCCACCACTACCGACACCGAACTCGACCTGAAACAAGCGTTGGCGCTCTTCGATCGCGGCCTCGTCGATGGCAACTTCCTGCGGAATTTGCTGCTCGGTTTGCCGCCTATCGCCGGTGGTAACGTGGCATGGATTCGACCCGAACTGGTTCCGATTGTCGTCGAGGCGGATGGGGAGAACGAAGTCAACCCGTTCGTTCAGCAGTACAACGCACGGCCAAAACCGACAGGTCCGGTCGGATCGCCTCCTGTACCGGGCAATAATCTCCTCACTGACCACGGAGTAGGTGGTGATGCCAGCGCGGCCTAACGAATCGCTCAAAGGTCGCGCCGCCGAGGCGTCGGAGGCAGTCGAAAAGATTATCGACTGGATCAGGCACGAGTGCGGTTTGCGGGTCGTTCACCAGTCGCACGGCGACATGACAGTCCTGATAAACTGGAAGGATGGCCGACTGAACTACGCCACAGTCGGAGGCCAAAACGTCATCAAACCGGGCAAGACGGGTAATTTACCCGGTTCTGGCCTAGACGGGACTTGACATCTCGCATAGAGTGATTGCTGACTCTAGGCATTCGGTGTCCCAGATCCATTACAACAAGGATCGAAACACTTACGGCGTAGAGTGATTTGAAGTAGACAGTCGGGGTCAAACATTTGACCCCAGGGCGCGACGGACACCGATCGGCTCGGCAGAGATTCCTCGAGGAATCTCTGCCGAGCCTTTTTTCGTTTTCAGGGGACGCGATGGACCCACTCCTTCAGAAACTCCTCGAACGGCGCAAGCAGGGCGTGAAGTCCGGCAGCCTGGGATTAGCCTCCGACTACCTGTCGATGGTGATTCCGTGCCTCGACGATGCCGCCTGCGATCTGTCGCTCCATCAAGACGCCACCGCCGAACAGTGGATGTCCGCTGTCAAGTCGGCGCAGCAAGCCACGGTCTATACCGACCCCAGCGCTTTCATCCTCGGCGGCAAGGGTATCAACCTGTCGTTCGGCGACGACGAACATCTCAAAGAGATTACGCCCGGCGCGGTCATGGATTACGTCACCGTGATGACCTCGATCAACGAGGACCGCGACGAAGACGTTCTCCACCCCAAAGGCGCGAACATCGACGAGAAGATGCCACTTCTGTACCACCACAACCCGATCTGGGTGATCGGCAAAATGGTGAGCATTGTTCACCGCTCCGACTCGATCATCAAGATCAAGAACTCCATCGCCGACACTGTGATGGGCAACGATGCTGCTATCCTGACCGAATTTGGTGCGCTGCGAACCTCGCACGGGTTCCGCGCCAAGAAACTCACCGAACGGCAAGGCAAATCGGGCTGCAACATCCTCGAATACGACGTGTACGAATCGACCCTGACCGGCATTCCCAGCAACACCGATGCTGTCGTCACTCTGTGGTCGCGCGGCAAACTGAAACACGCGGTCAATAAGGCATGGGGCGAACACCTCAAGAAGTCGCTGCCTGTCCAGGTCGTCGGCGGTTTTACTCCCACGACCACCAAGTCCTGCGAATGCGGCGGCACCAAGACCACGGTGGTTCAGACTGCCACCCCTCGGTTCCCCGCCACCAAGGATCTCGGCATTCCGGCCCGTATGGGCTACGACGGCCAGTTCTGGATCGGCGTCAGCCTCAGCAAGTCCTGGGAGTGGGTCGCCGAAGAACTCGAGGAAGACGCCAAGGAATTCCTCATGGGGAACGGCGTCCGCCTCAAGGATTACGCCTCGGTGTGCGTGCTAGCAACCTTCGAGGATTCGGCCATCGTCGCAACGATCAGCGGCGACGGAGATGGCGGTGCTACGTTTTACCGCTGCGAGTGGAAGATGGTCGGCGACGAACCGACTTTCACCGGGACGCCGACTGCCGTCGAACTCTCGGTGAAGATCGAAGGCGAAGAAACCGAACCAGAGAAGTCCAAACTCGCACCATCGCTCAAGTCGATGGTGCTGGGTCTACTCGAAACAAAAATGTCGAAGATGCAACTGCTCAAGCTCGGCAAGGCCAAGACGATGATCGGGTACGTCAAGGTCGCCGAGGAACTGAGTCCGCCCACCCGCGCCTTCGCCGAGAACGCCCACTCGCTGTCGATGCAATTGCTCCGCGACAAGAAGGATTTCGGCACCAAGGTCGCCAAATTCACTCTCGCCAAACTCAAGAAAGTCAAGTCGCTGATGAAGGCGGTTCACGCAGCGCCCGAACTCAAGGAACCGACTCGTGTGGCTGCTCGCTCGGCGGTCGATGTCGTCAACGCCATCATCAACGGTTCCAAGGAATACGGCGCTGACAACGCCGCCGCCGATCTGTGCGACATGATCCGAAAAGGCGAAACCATCGACGCCGGGTCGATTGCCGCCCTTCGCGAGGAACTGGCCGCCGCCGAGGATGCCCTCCTGGTATCCGAATTGACCGCCGTCTGAGAGACGCAACAAACCACCCACAGGGGGCATAGATAAAGTGGAAATTTCGACTGCCTTGAAATCCTACTTGGCCGCAAAAGGCTGGCTGACCGCCGACGCCGACGACCCTACGGCGAAAGCGGTGGTAGCGCAGAAGATGATCGCCGGCGAACTCACCGTCGCCAAGATCGGCGAACTCAACGCACCTCCAGCGACCGGCGCGAAGTCGCTCGTCGCGACCGCCGTCAACGAGGCGCTCGCCCCGTTCCTGGCGCAGATGGCGACCCTGACCAAGGCGGCAGGAGGAACGATCCCCGCCCCCGCCCACACGGTTCCGGCACCCAGCGAGTTCGAGGTTGCCTTCAAGAAATCGTTCGGGTCCGAGATGGCGAAGTTCGGCCTGGGTGGAGACGCCCCCACGCCGACCAAGATGTTCAACCGCAACGCTCAGGCGGCGTGGTTGAGCGGTCGCGGCGCAGAGGTGACGAAGGCCACCGCCCGGTTCGACAACACGAAGTCCGCGATGTACTGGGGGGCGGATTCCAAGCTCGTGGGCCTTCGCGGCAAGCGACTCACGGCCCCCAGCCTGCAAGGTCCGGGCATGGGTCGTCCGCTCGACAGCATCTCCGAACAGGAGAAGGCGGTCTGCGGTGCCTTCTTCAAGTGGAGCCTGGCCTGCAACAGCCCCGGTAAGTACACGCAGCGCGTGAAGATGACCGACATCGATCACGAACTGATCCGGGACGCCATCCACGACTACGCCTGGTGCGGCAACGTCGGCGGCGACGAGGGCTATGGCGTCATCAACTCCAAGTTGACCGACGTTTCCCGGAAGGCGCTGCTCGACGACTCGACCTCCGGCGGCATCACGCTGGTGCCGCAGGTCTTCGACGACGCGATCATCCAGATCCCACTGCTGTACGGGGAACTGTTCCCGTACATCATGGTCGAAGACATCGTACAGGGTCGCCGCATCGAAGCGCCGATCATGTCTCGACCCACGTTCACCTCGGGCATCGCGGACGGCACCAACATCCCGTTGTTCACCACGACGGGGTTCATCAGCGCGCTCGACACGACGGTGTATGCCGCTGTGGGTTCCATGCAGATCGGCAACGACATCCAGGAGGATACGCCGGTCGCCAACCTCGGGGGCCGCATCATCGCCAACTACGGCGAGGCCGCTCAGAACTGGCTGGATATGGTGATCGCCGTCGGAGACGGTTCGACGCAACCGCTCGGCGTGTTCAACACCAGCGGCATCACTGCTGTGCAGTCCGCCAACAGTTCGGGTGGCCCCGTCACCGTGGGCGATCTCGAAGGCACGATGTTCGGCGTCGCGAAGGCGTTCCGAACCAGCATGGGCGGGAACTCCAACGTCTACATCGGCAACGAAACGACGTACCGCCGCATCCGTGGTATCCCCATCGGGACGGCGTACAACGGTCGGGTGTTCGGCGAGAACTACGGCGACTACACCGCTCTGGGCTTCCCGTACAAGATCTACACGGGCATCCCCAACAACCAACTCGCGTTCGTCAACCTCGCCTACTACAAGATGTACCGGCGTCTCGGAACCCAGGTCAAGGTGACTCGCGAAGGGCAGACCCTCGTGCTGGCCGACGAAACCCTGATCTCCGTGCGTATGCGGTACGGCGGGCAGCTCGTTTTGGCGGGCGCGATGTCATATTTAAACGACTTGGAAAGCTAACCCGGTCGATCCGGCAACAACAACCGATCGGGGTGTAATGTTACACCCCGGCGATCCAATACAGACGACCGGAGAGACAACCTCATGCGACAGATCGACGGGTTCGACGGAACCGGCCAGCAAACCCTGAATACCGCTGGCACTCCGTACACCATCCCGCTGCCTTCCAAGCCTGGCTTGAAGGTGTGCCTGGATTCTCTGTTGTACACAGCGGGAGCCACAGCGCACACCGGGTACGCCATGCGCCCGCTCGACCGAACCACGGTGGCCTCGGCGGCAGCCTTGAGCCAGGCGGTGGTGAATATCTCGGCCAACGTCGGCGCGCTTCTGGCAACTGGTGCCAACGCCATCTCGGCGAACGACTGGCTCGTGATTCAATCCCTCGCCACAAAACTGTGCTACGCGGTGCAAGTTTCCAGCGTTTCTACGTTGGCGATCACCCTCACCGCTAACGTCCCCGTCGCGTTTGCTCCCGGCGACAAGGTGTTCTTCTACGGCATCAAGACCGACATCCAACCGGAAACCGGCCTGCCGCATCCGAGCTATCCCATGGCGGCTTCCACGCTGGTCACGATCAGCAACGCCACCGGCAACGGTCTGACGGCAACCGCGCGGATGAACGAGCCGCTGCTGATCTTCGTGGACAACATCACCGCTCAGGGAACGGTCAACCGGATCACCTGGCTGTACGTCTACGAGGAAGGCTCGCCGATCTCCGGTCTGA